TATGTCTCCTATAGTGCAGACCAAAAGCCGATGAAGCAACAATCTGCGTCAGAATATCTGAAAGATAAGTTTGGAGATTTTATGAAATAAACATTAATTCGCTTTGTTTATATTTTGTAAATTAAGAACCTGTAAACTTTATGCCTCTACCCAATTCGGTACAGGCTTTTTTTATGCCCATTTTTAGAAAGGAAAAGTGAAATACATGAACATAAATGAAACCTTAATACTAGAATGCCTGAACGAACTAAATAAAAACACCCAAGCAAAACAGAAATACAAAGACTACTATGAAGGAAACCACTCAATTTTAAAGAGTTATCAAATGCAAGATAGTCGCAGCAATATGAAGCTAGTTTTTAATTATCCTCGCAAGTTTGTGGATAATGAAACAGGATATATTCTCGGGAAGCCAATCAACTTTATTTCAAAGTCCGATGATGCTGCAATCATAGATGCAATTGATAAAAATACTAGCCACTGGGATAAGGAGCACAATATTAACCTCCGCAAGCAATCTGAAATATTTGGTGAAGCCTATGAACTAAACTATGTAAATACTGATGGTGAGTTTGCAGCAACAATATTGACTCCTTTGGAAGCATATGTGTTAGAGGATGGAACAGCGGAAAGAAATGTTCTGTTGGCGGTACATACTTTTACAAAGAAGTTTGATGATAAGAAATATATGGATGTTTATACAGATTCGGAAATCTTGCACTATGAATTAGGTAGTATTAGCAATAAAACAGCCTTGAATCTTATCGGTAGCCATGAGCATATATTCGGTAGAGTTCCAGTGACCATATGTTTAGCCAATAGTGAGAAGAAGAGTGGATTTCAGGATGTGCTTAGTTTATTTGATGCATATAATGTCCTGAATTCAGATTTGGTTAATGAAATTGCTGACCACCGTAATGCTTACCTTGTAATTGAAAATGCCAAGATTGAAGAAGAAGATTTACTTAAAATGAAATCAATGGGCATTATTCAAGTGCCTTTGGGTGGAAAAGTAAGTTGGCTCACCAAGGACATTAATGATTCATTTGTAAAAAATGAACTGGAGAACATAGAAAGTAAGATTTATGACCTTATGGATGAAGTCAACTTCAATCAAAATTGGGCAGCTAATACTTCATCGGTCGCTTTAAGAAATAAGCTCCTAAATCTTGAGAACAGGGTGGCAATTAGAGAAGCAATAATGGAAAAGGTAATTAAGCAGAGACTCAGAAATCTGTTTATATATCTACAAAAGAAGGAAGGCAAAGCTTTTGATTACAGGGATATAGCTGTTAAGTTTACAAGAAATCTTCCTACTGACTTAGTTGGACTTGCTGATGTTATTGTTAAACTCAAGGATATCTGCTCACAGGAAACACTTCTCACCCTTTTGCCATTTGTGGAGAACCCAAAGGTGGAACTTCAAAAATATTGGTCTGAACAAAAGTTACATTCAATTCAACAAGGAAATATAGTCGCAAGTAATCAAGCTGTGACCGTTTAACAAAAAGAAATAAAGTAAAAAAACATTCAAAATATTCAATATTAAAATATAAAAGAAAACTTGAAATGTATAATGCGTAAGGTTATGCAGTCTTTTTTGAGTTCTCAATTAAGTTTAATATTGAATTTTTTAGTTTAGGAGGAACAAATGAAAAATATAAACAAGATTAAAAGATTAGTAAAAAGTGATTGTGCAGGATATTACAGTGAAAATAATTATTGTTGTAGTAAAGATGGAGCTTGTGTATTCTTTAGAGATAATGAGCAACTTCCATGCTGCAGATATTTTGAAGAAGGTGTATTGCCACTTGATATTGATTTGGAGTTTGAATATAGGCAGGAACATAAGATGGCTATAGTTCATAAAATTCCAGTAAAAACAAATGTCAAATGCGGAAGGTGCAATTTATACTTTGAAGCTGGTTCTAATAGACAAAATTATTGTGAAAAATGCAAAAAGATTGTGAAGAGAGAACAGGCGAGATTATCTATGCAGAAAAAGAGAAATAAATCGGCATGATGTTAACCGTTAGAGACACCTCAAAGTGGCTTGTATCAAGGGTTTCAAAATGTAAAAACAGGGTTTAGGTATAAGTATACTCAGACCTCGCTTTTTGAGTTTCTAAAGCGTGACAACTATATATTTTAAAGCAACAAATCGTCCTGAGCATGACGTTAAACTGGTCTATTTTTATACACAAATATATTTTGAGTGTCTGGGCTATAAGGTCAGATGTGCTAACGAGAGGAGTCAATATTATGACATTTGAAGAAGTAAAAAAGTACGTTGAAGAAAACAGAACCAGCGAGGATTTGAAAACATATCTTCAGGGTTTAGTAAGCGTTGATGGTGTGCAGAAATTTCTAAGTGAAAATGAGGAGGGAAAGAGATTCTTAGATTCTGAGCGTGATAAGCATCTGAGTAAGGGGCTTGATACTTGGAAATTCAACAATCTGCAAAAGGAAATTGACAAAAGAGTGCTTGAACTTTACCCAGAGGAGACTCCTGAGAAGAAGCAACTTAGAGAACTTAATGTCAAAATTGAAAAGATGGAATCAGAAAAACAGAGAGAGGTATTGAAAAATAAAGCTCTTACTATTGCTGCCGAAAAGAAACTGCCAATTAATAAGATAGTTGACTTGTTAATTGCAAATGATGAAGAGACTACAGTTTCCAATATCGGAAAGTTTGAAGAAATATTTGGAGCGTCCGTACAGACCGCAGTTGAAGAAAGACTTAAAGGTAATGGGTATACTCCTCCCAATAATGGTGGACAAAATACTGAGCCTAAAGATTTGAACGATGCACTAAGAAATTACTACAATAAAAACTAATTTTAAAAAAGGAGATTGATAATTATGGTTACATTAGCACAAGCAAAATTAAATACACAGGACGCAATACAAGCAGGGGTAATTGATGAGTTTAGAAAGAGTTCCTTTATATTGGACAATATCTCATTTGATAATGCGGTAAGTCCAGGAACTAACGGTGCTACGCTTACATATGGGTACACAAGACTTATCACACAACCAACAGCAGCATTCAGAGCAATAAATTCCGAATATACCCCACAGGAAGTAACAAAGCAAAGATACACAACCGAACTCAAACCTTTTGGTGGTTCATTTCAGATTGATAGAATCATAGCAAACACAGGAGGCCTTGTAGATGAGGTTAATCTACAAGTTGAACAAAAAGTGAAGGGTGCAAGAGCTTTATTCCATGACACTATTATCAACGGTGATTCTGCCTTAGATGTAAATTCCTTTGATGGATTAAACAAGGCTATCACAGGCTCAAGTACAGAGTTTAATTCTGCATCTTTAATTGACCTTTCCACATCTTCCATGTTGGATACCAATTACAAGCAGTTCCTTGATTTGATTGATGAGTTCCTTTCCAACCTTGATGGAAAGCCTTCATTTCTTGGAGGAAATTCAAAACTCATAACTAAAATTAAATCTGTTGCAAGAAGAGCAGGATATTTGACTCAGAGTGAGGATGCTTTCGGAAGAAAAGTGGATGCCTATGACGGGATTGTGCTCATTGATTTTGGTGCAAAAGTTGGAAGCAATAATCCTGTAGTTTCTATTGTGGATACTAGAAAACCTAATGGAACGGATATAGTGACAGGCTTGACTGACCTTTATGCAGCAAGACTTTCATTGGATGGTTTCCATGCAGTATCCCTTGCCAATCAGGACTTAGTTAAGATATGGTTACCTGATTTCTCGACTTCTGGTGCTGTCAAGACAGGGGAAGTAGAGCTTGTAGCTGCTGTAGCACTTAAAGCAACAAAGAGTGCTGGGGTATTTAGAAATATAAAAGTAGCATAGGAGGATACACACATGGCGAAGATATACTGCAATAATAAAGGATTCAATGGTATATCCGCTTCTGTAAACTTTGTAGATGGGGTGGGAGATAGTAATATCCCTCACCTTATTTCTTGGTTTAAGGAGAACGGATACACAATTATAGAAGAGAAGATAGAGCCATCGGTCTATGATTCCATGTCATATAAGGAATTGACTGAATTGGCGAAGGAACGTGGATTTAACGGAATCGGACTAAAGAAAGAGCCACTTATAAAAGCATTTCTTGATTTAGATGCTAAAAATGAAGATGATAAAAACATAAAAATGGAGGAATAATCTATGCTAGAATTCATGAAGCTTATATTAGGATTGCAAGTTGCAGACACATCTATGGACGTATTACTTAACCACTTTTTACTTAAAGCAAGAACAATCCTTACTGGATATTGTAATATTGATACCCTTCCCGAATTTTTTGACAGCGTTGTAGGGCAGTATGCTGTTTATCTATATAAAAACAGAGATTCAGAAGGATTACTTAAAAAGACTGAAGGTGAAAAGAGTGTTATATATGAAGGAGAATTACCTTTTTCAATAAGACTTCAGCTTCCTCTACCAAGAATAAAGGTGGTGGGATAATGTTTTATGATACTAAGATTGAGATATATGAAAGCCCCGAAGCACAAAGTAATAAAATAATCTATGCTGATGTACAGCCTTACAAGGGTACTGTTGGATTTAATTATGGATTATCACTTGAAATATCAAATAGGGTATTTTGTGATGTAGACAATATAATTGATGAAAACTCATATTTCAAAATATCTGACCA